TTGGTTTTAAATCCATAGCCTTTGCAACTACCCACATATCGTTTGCAAAGCCAATCTTCATAGCTAGGAATGTGTTGATCATTACCTTAACCATCATAGCTTCTTTAGGTTGCACCACTTGAGTATTAAGACCGTAATCTCTTAACAGTCCTACAAACTCATGCGTTTTCAATGTGAGACTGCCTACAAGACTAGGTACATCTTTAGAGCCTAGATCTGTAAGGACATGATTCTCTCTGATAAACTCTGGCCAAAAGGAACAGTTCCCAAATTCCCATACTTGATCAGGTCCCATCGTACATCTAATAATACAATGTACATTATCTGGAACGCTTTTAACAGCTTCTTTAACAATGGATATATCTAACTCGCCACTGTCTGTGGTAGGGGTAGGTACACATATAAATGCGTATTGCATCTCCTCCCAGTCGTCTTCGGATAGTTCTAATCCTTGTGGTGGATCTTGACGCTTTACTTGTACGCCAATGCTTTTCAATAATAGTTCGGTAGCTTTACCGACATGGCCGTAGCCAACAACTGCAACTTTCATAATATAATCCTCTAGCTTATGCTTAATGCTTCTTCATGTAAACTCTTTAGTAAATTGCCTAACTCGGCTTTATCATTCTTAATTTCTAAACCATCTACATATGAACCAAGAATAGTAAGTGTATCCTCAGCTTCGTCAACAATGTCAGCATCATCTTCTAAATCTAAATGGAGATGATCTGTGACTACTTGTATTGACATTGGATCTGCTGCTTCCAGCTTCTCCATATACAAATCGAATAGCATTGTATTCTCTTTGCTTTTTGTTATGACTTTAACTGAGCAACCTGCAAAGTTATCGAATTGCTTACACTGCTGTAACAATCCTGTCATATCTAAATCTGTATCATCATACCATACCTTATGGAATAGTTGATGTGGGTTAGGTATAAATTCTAACTCTCTTGTGACTGTATCAAATATATGAAATCCTTTCTGATCATTATAGTCACTCCACGTAATCTCGTAAGCTGTTCCCAAGTAATGTATATTACCATTCTGAGACTTATGATGATAGTGACCTGAACATACTAGATCAAACTTTTTTAACCATGCATCACTAATACCATGATCGATGATTCCACCTTTATACATTTCATACCCAGCTAATTCTAAATGACCGAATACAACTTGTGCAGATGTCTTATCTGCCATTACAAAAGTCTGTTCTTCATTCTGCTCACATATCCATGGGACAAGTAGAATCTCACACCCACCAACCTCAATAACATTTGGTTCAATATAGGTTGTTATATTATCATACTCTTCCATCAATAAGTCCACAGAGTTGACCTCTAATGTGTTCTTATAGTATGCATCATGGTTACCGACTATAACATGCATGTGTATATTTCTTTGTGCCACTGGATCAAAGAACATATCTTTTGCTCTTTTAAGTGATGTGAATGAAATATATTTACGTCTGTCAAACGTATCGCCTAGGTCTATAATAGTATCGATATTATGTTTATCTAGGTATGGAAAGAAAACGTCCTTATAAAATTTCTCAAAATAGTCATGTACCCGCATGCTATCATTTCTGGCACCAAAATGTTGGTCCGTTATTAAAGCTACTTTCAAAGTTATTCCTCTACTTTTGGTTCTTCTACGAAGTTCTCCAAGCCTTTCTTTTTGATTCGTAAGGCTTTTTTCTCAGCTTCTTTTCTTTCAAAGTTTAGAACAAAGTCGTTCATGTAGTCAGTGTTCAAGTTTATGTAAGCACCCTGATCACCTTCGGTACTATTGTCACCTGAATCTGCTTGAGTTGCTAATTGGTTTTGCACGATAGCTGTTTCTAAACTCTTGTGCTTAATGTACAATTGCTTCTTCTCTCTTTGGATCCTTCTTAAGAATGCATAATAAATTATTTGTGTAAAATATGCAAATGGGTTAGATGATTTTTCAGGATTGAAGTTGCCAATATAGTTGACACAATTTTCAATTCCATCGCTGATCATCTCATCACGATATGTATAGTTGATAAAGTTTGGTTTTGTAGACAGTCTACTTGATATCTTTAATAGACATTCACCAATATATTCTGGAATCCTTGGTCTTGGTTCATCGGCTTCCTCTGCTTCTTTCACTAGTTCTAGATACGCACACATCTCGACATGCAACTTCTTGTTGTCAACATAATGTTCCGGTTTTACTTTTGCTCTTGCCATAATTTAATGTATAGTCGTATTCGCTTCTGGAAGTTCTTCTTCTAATGAACGATACGCTTCCTCCTCTGTGTTAATGTCGGCGATTATATCTTCTGGACTCATGACCCTATCTTTATTCTGAACAAAGTTGAGGTAATGTGTTAGTGCATTATCCTCTAGTTCAGGTATTAAGGCAACGATTCTATCAGATTTAATTTTGATTGTGTTTTGCTTATTGAATAGTAGCCAATGGGAGCAGGCTAGCATAGGACCAATAGCGGTAGATTGTCTATGGATGACAACAGGATTTGTAAGTTCTATGATATTATCTGGTCCAACTTGATATTGAGATATCACTTCTTCACCAGATATAAGTTTAATTACGCCATACTTCATTAATAATCCTCACTGCTATTTATCATTTGATTTTCACCTTATACATCTTATACTCAAATCTTTCATCATTATACATCTTTAATCTTTCTGCAAAATGATCTATTGTAAAGTTAGTCTTACTTTTCCATGTTAAATTATCTGCAATATCAAATAGCGTGGCTGTAGTTTTTGTCTCTGACTTTCTCAGTCCTCTACCAATACTCTGCATAACTCTTATTCGTGACTTAGATGGACTTGCAAATATAATATTATTTAATTGCTTGATGTTGATGCCTGTACTAAAAGTACCAAAACTTGCAACAATGATTGCATTGTCTTGTTGCTCAACAATATGTCTTATTTCCTCTCTTTCAGATCCACTCACCTCACCAGAAACATAGTACAATGGACGCTTATCTATACTTTTATCTATAGAATTCTTTATATTCTGGTGTAACGGTTTGCCATGCTTCTCTACAAAATTAAATAACAGCAGTGTATTGCCTTTGAGACTGAGAGCTAAGTTTCTAATAAACTTATTTCGTGCTTCGTTTCTTACAAGGAAATCAACCTCATCAGGATATTTGTCTTTTGCATGTGCTTGCTTAACAACATCAGGATACTGTAATACTATGCATTTCACTTTAAACTCTGCCAATGTGCCAGCTTCAATTAATGCTGCTGTTGTGGTGACTTTTTCAATACCACCAAATAATCCCTCTAATACAAGTTTGTGCGTTTGTGCGTCATCCAATGTTCCAGTGAACCCATAGCGATATTTACATTGATCCAGTTTAGTCATGATACTCGTCAATGACTTGGCTTTAAATAAATGAGCCTCATCACCTATAACTACGTCAAACTGTTTAAACCAGCTCTTGGGCATTTTGTAGATAGATTGCCATGTAGATATAACTACATCCTCTTCTGATTCTTTATCTACTCCAGCAGATATTAGATGACACTCATCTTTATATCCATAATCCTTAAAGTCTCCAGCCATTTGCTGAACCAATGATACTGTAGGAACAATTATTAATGTTTTCTTTTTTAGATATTGTGTTAGTAAGTATATTATTAGAGACTTGCCTGATGCAGTAGGAGATAACAATACTGCTCGTCTATTCTTTATTGCATGTGCAAATGCATCTACTTGATAGTCTCTTGGTGTTAGGGTTAACCCTAAGGTTTGTATGAATGAGTTAGCCTCTTCTATAGAGAATGCATCTGCTGCATACTCATCGCCTATAACTAGGTTGTAGTCTCGTTCTTTGCAGAATTTTTGAACATGAGGAATTAGACCAGCATACATTCTTTTGGTCATAGGATTGAATAATCTTATCTTACCATCCCATACTTTATTACGTACGGCTGGCATGAATTGCATGCCTGGTACAGTAAATGTAAAATAGTCTTGAAGTTCCCAACATGATCCACCATCACAGTCGACTGTCATGTATACTTCATTGACCTTTGATATAGTCAATGTTTCCATTAGATACCTACTTTAAACTTCTCCCATTGAATAGCAGCATTTATATTAAATCCTCTACCATTAAGAGATTTTAGTATTGACTCTAACAAGTCTACTTTCTCTTTTTGGTATGCTATTTTGAGATTCGAGTTGATCCATGATTGATTTGCATCTATATGCATTTGTATGTCAGCTTTCAGTATAATATGATCATTCTGCTCCCAACCAAGTTCTTTTAATCTCTCGAAGTCCATCTGACCCTGGAAGTATGCCCATAGATCTAGTTGAAGTGACTTCGACCCTTCTAGGAGTTTTCGCAAGGTTAATCTTTCCTGACTATAGAGCTTGAAATATTTACTGTGTAATTGTGGTATCTTGATGGCCTCTTCGCCTAGCTCTGTTCTATCAACAGTAGCATCAGCTGACCAAAGTTCATGTAGTTGTTCTAGTGTCATTATGTTTCTCAAAGTATAATCTAACAATAGCTTTTCTTGCAACAGCAATAAAGAATAATGTAGATGTACAGGCTATTGTAGTCTGTAATGCATTAAAAGACAACGAAAAACATATCGATATTATGATAAAGTTTAGAGGTGCCATTATAGCTGTACCAAGAAGGGTATCAATTGTCGCTTCTTTTAGTGCAGCTTTTTTGTTAGGTTTCATGGACGCATTATACAATATAATGCATAATAAGTCAACGTTATAGTTTTACAATATCAAATTTTTGGAATTTAAATGTGACTGTGGCCTCAATATAATCTACGTCGCTCTGGGTAGTCATAAATGGAAGCTCAGATATTGTTGATGGGTACATATTTGTAAAGTTGCATACAAGATTAGGATTCATTGCACTATTCATAATAGTTAATGTAGCATCACTGTATACTCTTTCATCGCTCATTGGTGATCCCTCATTGACCCAAGCAGTAGACTCTTCAAAATTATCTACTCTGGTAATTGATCTCATCCAATTATACATCTCTTTATAGTTTACTAGATCTTCATCTACTCTATACTGCATCACAAGATCACCAAACATTAGTTGGTCACCTGGTTTTTTCAGCTTGGTAAATGGAGTAGGTATATCTATCTCACCCATAGTAACTGATGGAAGGGAGACTGCCTGAACAAAAAAGTTAATTGTAGGTAGTCTTTTGATTTCGAACTTAGCACCTAAGGGTGATAAGAAGTTTAAGTTTGTAGGTTGATTTGCCATACAGGTATTTATAAGACAAAAAAAAAGACCCCTAAGGGTCTCTTCTTCGACTGCTTTGCATCGGACTTATATCGTACTCGTTAATCTCAGAGCTCCAGGTAGGGGTAGCCGAAGCGTCCTACTGTCTCTTGCTAAGAGAATGGATCCTGAACCGCTAAGTTCTTGTGTCGTTAAAAAGCGCAAACTTTATAACCTATCCCTTTCCGACTGCAGGGTTTCTCTCCCATGTTAGCATTAAGCGTTTCTTCATGCTCGCGACTAGCT